ACGCAATATTGAGTTGTAGTATCAAAAGCAACAATCTTCCCCGGCAAGCCAACGCGCAATGTGTAGGCAACCCGCTTACAAATGGATTTCCACAACACATTTTCGTTTGATAGTCGTTCCGCAATTGTTAGCGTGCCTACAAATGGGCTGCTCATTGATTCCTCAAAATTGAGTTTGAAGCGAAAGCAAAGAACCTGCGTTGACGAATCCTGTTATCTCGGTATCCCAAGAATTGCCCCGCGAATCCCCGAAGTGTTTTACAGCGCCAACGATGTACAAACCGTTAGCATCTAAAATGGTTGGATAACTTGGAATATTTCGCGGTAATTGAGAAATGATTACGCCTTCCTGTAACTGAACTTGTGTCATTAGTTGAACGCGGGCATCAAGATTGACAGTCATAACAACGCCGTCTTGGGTTTGTTTTGGCGTACCTATTAAACCAGAATCGGGACCATAAGACAACGTTGGAATTTCAGTCTGTTGTCTAAGATTACGAATGTTAACCGCCATGTTACTAAACCAAAGGTTTGCGTTGTTGAAGTCCGCAATATCTTGAAAGAATTCTCCAGGTTGACCAAAGTAAGTTGATGCTCTTGTTTGCTTCGATGAACTTAGTTCATCAACGTTACTCGAATCTAAAGGGAAATGACAAGCCGCCGCCATTTGTGCAACGATTTGCCTTTGGGATAAACCGCCCGCAATGGTCTGAGCAATAAAATTGTTATTGACTTCAACCAATCCACAAACACAATGAAGCGTTAACTTATCATCTGTTCCGTTTTCACGCTCCCAAAGCGGCTGTAACAAACTTCCCTTGAAAATTGTTCCATAAGGTTGCCCTTGATAACCGGCGTCTAAAGTAACAGTCATTCCTTGAAGCAAAACTTGTTGTTCCAGTGGGGAATTCAAATTGTAAATGACAATATCACAATACCAAAATCCTTGTTGGATTGTTTGATATGTTTCGAATGTTATTTGAAGGGGTTCAGGATCGAATGGATTTCCAACAGGGTTAGTACCAAATTCAATAAGCGTTCCGTTCTGTTCTTCGATTGTTAATTTCCATGCTCGCCCGAAGCGGGGAAGTCCAAGATATGCACTAGACATTATCCCCCCAAAGCAAAATGAAATCCGTTCCTAAATTTTGACCGTTCGGGTAATCTAGATTTTGACCGCCGTTAGTTACATTCAACAAATAACAACTTCCAATTAACTTATATTGGTATTGCCCCAAAATGTTAGCAGCGGGCCAACTTCCAGTTAACAAAGGAACGCTTGCCAAGATTGGATTGTTGCTTACATCCCCAATGCTCATTGTCCAATATTGAGCAATTTCATTGAACTCAACCGATAGATTCAGTTTTAACGCCGCGCCATTCACTGTTAGATTGGCGAGGAAACTTTGATTCGGGTTTGAAGATACCGGAACAATTTGATAGCTCATAGACCCAATCCAGCAAGCCCGATAACCAAATTAGAACTTATCAAACCTGCTCCCGGTATACCGAATAAAGAACCCGGTGCAACAGAAGGCGAAAGGGATGTTCCGACGGAGGCAGCTTGTTGAACTGTATGTTGATTCAAAGTCGCCGCGCTAGGATTTATTGGTTGAACTGTTCCTTGAGCCGTTGATCCCGTTGTTTGTGATCGAGCCGAATTGAATTGAACCGATACTTGAGTAAGAATGATTTGTTCAAATGTCAAGATCAATTCAGCGCCATAATAATAGCGTTGAGAATCGGCGCATCGAACATTCGTCAAAAGACAATTGCTGTAAGTTTCAAGGCGAGTATTGAGCGTAATCAACGCTCTATTCCGCATCAGAGTTTTCATTTGCTGATAAGCGGAAACACTCTTTGATGGATTACCAGTCCACATTCCAGAAGAATAAGCGGCAATCGAATCAGACATAACCGCTTCAAGAACAATTACAGCAGGTTGTAAAACAGCATGATCCGAAGAATTGTAACCCGTCTGCAAAGGCTTCTTTGTAGGTATGCAAGACTGATCATGATCTGCTCTGCGAATGGCGTCAAATACGAACATCGTTACCGTTGAACCAGAAACGTTAGTTCGCATAACAAATTGCCCGTTTTCGTTTCGAGTAACTGGCGTACTTGTTGTTCGATCATTTACAACAATCGAATATAACGCCTTTTGAGTTGCCCAATTTGGCGGAGCATACTGCGTTTGCGGAGAATCCGCTGGGTTTTTTGTTGCCGCAAGTGAAGTAGAAACGCTAGGCATAGGCTGTTCGTGTTTGAGCTAAACTTCGTTTTGTTTGCAACGAAGTATGTTCTTCGATTGCTCCCTTAACTGCGTTTTTAATTTGATCGGGTGAAGCGTTTGGGTGCATGATATTTATATCGCCAATCGAAATTGTTGAAGACGATCCCCCGCCGCCCGAATACGATCCTTGAAAACTTCGCATTCCATGTTCGTAATTGCTCAAACTGCCTGTAAAATAACCGCCTTCTTTTAATGCGCTCGCATAAGCATCTGTACTTGATGCGCCAAGCGCCCCGCTATATTTGCGTTGAATCAAACTTGTGTAATAATTAGCGAACTCCTGAAGAGAACCAAATTTTCGATAGTCTTGACCATTTCCACCGGGCACGTTAATCCCAGCAAGATTGTTCAATTCTCTTGCTCCCCGATTGGTAAAGTTGCCGGTTTCGTGTGCGAACTGTGCATAAATTATGCTAGGGTCAACGCCAAGATTACCCCCGATCTGTTGGGCAAGACTCCTAGCCTGATCCGCCGTCACGCTCGTTACAGCCCCGCCAGCGGCCCCGCTCGCACCCGGTGCGCCACCAAGTAAGGTATCGTAAGCTTCGCCGCCTAGCGCCCCTAGAGCGCCGCCAATAAGGGTTCCTTCCGGCCCAAAGAATGATCCAACTTTAGCGCCCAATGCAGCGCCGCCAACCAACCCCGGATTCTGAGCCAAAAAGTCTTCTAAAGCAATTAGCTTTTCAAGAACCCAAGCAACTGCCTTTGCAACCTTATCAACGGCATCAGCGAACTTTTCGAAATCAAATGTTTTGGACTTCAAAGAACTATCACCAGAAATGATTCCAACGAAGTTTGTAAAAACTGTTCCCAAGTCAAGAAATAAAACTCCCAAATCTTTCAAGATTCGCCAAGTATCTTTTAAAATAGGAACTAGATACTTTGCAAATTTTGCAGACCATTCGGGAATGTTTTGAATTATCCAATCATTCAAACGATGCAATTGCTTTATGAAATCTCCGCCGCCCAAAGCCTGAAAAATGTTTTTTGCAACGCTAAATGTGAAATATTTGAATTCAACTTCCAAACGTGTGAACTCAAACATAGCATCCCTAATTTGTTTCATCGTTCCTTCAAAGTCACCGCCCAAACCCGCCGTAAGCTGTAATTGATCTTTTCTCAATTGCTCATATCTAGCATGTAATTCAGGATCAAACGCGATTGCTTCAATTGGTTGATTCAAAGCATCGAGCGTGATCTTCAGCGATCTTGCTTGTTCTGTATTAAGCAACATGCGTTGCCCGAACAAACGAAATTCCTGATCTGCCATTGCAACTTTTGTAATAGTACCTACAATCGCACCCGAAACTGCGAAGAAAACGCCAGTAACCGCCGCTTGCCATTTAAGCAAGTCGAGTCCCATATCAACGGTTGTACTTTTAACAAGGGATTTTGCGCCGCGAAGGGATGATTCAAATTTCGCAAATTGACTTTGGTTAACGTCAAAGCCAAGCGAAACTAGATAGCTTTTTAGCGCTTTTACATCACCGGCCATCTAACGAACTCCCACCCATTCTCTATGTCGAACCCGATTCAATTCTTGAATGTCTAGGATTTCGTGAGCGGCAACAAGATCAAAAAATGAATAGGTTCCGTCTGTCGCTTCGTGTTGCTTCCAAAGTCCCAAAGCAACTGGCCTGTACAAGTAACCATCAAGGGTTGGAAACGGCGTTGGCTCGAAACCCCCTAAATCATCACCGCTTTGAACCCGCCGCCTGAAAAAAAAGGTAACAGATTGAAATGAAGCGAATGTTGAGTTAGCGCAACCAACGTTTGAATGTCATTCTTCAAATCGGGAATGGCGATTTTTCCGCTTGCCATCAAAACAGGAAGAAGAGTTTCGTTTTCGCCAACCGCTGTAAATTGTTTACAAACGCTCAAAGCGTCACGTTGAATCTTGCTGAACATTGAACGATCAACATTCATTAACACATTCTGAATCATCCCCATTGTCGCCTCAGACGTTTGTTTTGTTTGATCTTCAGGAGATAAGGCAGGTTGTTCACCTTGACTTGTTGGTTCTTCACCGTCTTCGCTCATTGCCTTTCGCAATGCGGCTAAAATCTGGTAAAGAAGAAAAGAGCCGGTTTCGGCATCAATCCGCGAAATTTGATACCGCGAGTTTCCGATAACAATTTCTTTTGTTGCTTCCATTGAAATCCTCAGTTATTGGTTAACCAGATTTGCGGCAAGCAGAACCCAAGTCAAGTTACCGGGGTTCTTATCGTATGCCTTATCCGGAATTTTGGTTGGAGTAACGCCAGTTGCAATGTGACTTGTTCCGTCAACGGTGTTCCGCAAAAGTATTGCGGACCCGGCCCATTGACTCACATCGCCGCCCGTTCCAGCGCGAATGTGCAAGTTTGCCCAATACAAAAGATATTTGTGAAAAATGCTTGTCTGTTGAACTTCAATGGTGATCCGTCCAGCATTACCCGCAACGAATCCGGGAACTTGACTACCGTCCGCCGCTCCTTCCATAACGCCATGTTCCGTTGTATTTTCAACAACAACTTTTCCCGCTCCAATTTCACCGGAAAAAGCAAATGCGCCCGCAAGCGGTGAAGTTAATGCCCCACTCAAGTCTTTGAATGAATACGTTGTTCCAATTCCAGAAAACAACGCTGCAAACGCATTAACAATAGCACTCATGGTTTTCCCTCTTTACTGTTGAACTAGAACTGCAATGATGATTTGTTGGACCGCATCCGTTTGAATCACAGCGCAATAAATTGGAGCGCTCGCCCGCTTTGCCGGTTTCGCCCCAAGTTGAGCATACGAAGGCGAAACATTAAGGAATCCAGAAGCCAACGAAGTTCCAGCCTGAAGCGCAATTGTCGAACCGAATTGAATTGTGTTTCCTTCCCAAACTCCCGGAGAAAGAAATCCGCGATTTGCTGAAGGTTGACAACCGTTGACGTTCATTGCATGAAGAAGAATGGATTGCCCTTGATCATTTTGCCCAACAGCATTGTAGGCAGCAAGCGCATTCGCCCCGGCGTATTGAAGATCAGCAACCAACATATCGATTCCCAAAATGTTATCGAAATATTGACCACTTCCTGTTATGCCGGTCGCGTAAGAATTGAAAGAACCGCCGAAATTGCCGTACACATTACCGTTGTTTCCTGTAATTGTGTTGTAAACAAGTTGACTGATAGGTTCGGCAACCATACCAACCAAATTTTTGTTCGTCAATGTAAAGTAAGAATTGTTGAACCCGGTGTTCAACCCCATTGCAAGGCCCATTAAGCCTTCGGCCATATAAGTATTGTTTGGGGCGGAATTGAAATTCAAAGAAACACTTGCATTGGTTGCCGTTGCGTTATTGGACATAACCCCTGCTGTTCCAGAAATCGAAAGTAGGGTTGTTCCAAGAGGAATTCCAGTTCCAGAAATTCCCTGTCCAGCAACAACTCCAGTTGCCGAAGTCAATGTAACATTTGGGGAGCCGTTGTTAATGGCGCAATTCGTTGTTGCCGCAGTTTGAATCGTCGCGTATACGCCTTGATAACGGTTATAGTTGCCAGCCTTTAAAACTGAAAAAATATTTCCAGCCGCCCCGGTTGTTACGTTAGTAGAACTCGTTAAGAAGAAGTTCTGGCAAACGGGAGTTGCGGTTTGCGCCCATTCCGTCATTGCGATGTTATCGCCATCGGAAGAACCAATAACGTGAAATAAATACCAACTTGGTGAGACAACGCGGCAAGCCTGAATAGCTTCTAATGCCGTTTCTCCCAAGGAAGTGACGTTGATTTCAAGTCCAGTTCCAGCTCCGTTTGAAGTTGTTACAAGATCAGTTGTGACTGTCGCGCCCGTTCCTTGCTGAACAAAAGTCAATGCACTTGGAATGCCGCCCGCTTCAGCCGTAACTTTCAAAATAGCGTTTGGAACAGCGGTTACAAAAATCAAATCGCCAATGGAATATCCAGTTCCAGCAACCGCAATTGAAAATCCACCAATCGCCGTTGCGTCTTGCCTTCCAATAGCAAGATAAAAAGGATTGGAAGAAGCGGCCAAGAAGTTTCGCGCCGCAATATATTCTTCCGAAGTGCTGGAAAATCCATAATTCAACATTTGTTGAAGAATGGTTGAACCTCCGGAAAACAAAACAACTCGCCCGCCACTCCCATAAGAAGGAATTGTTGAGCTATTGCTAACAATTAAAGCTTGATTGAAAGCCGGGGGAGCAACGGAATTTGGTTGAATCTGAACCGTCGCATCAACGATATTGAACAATGGAAGAGTTGGACTTGACATTATTCCCCCTGAATCGAAGTGCTAAAGCTTTGCTTATCCGAAGTCGTCCCAATTACCTGAATTGATGCAACCTTCGGAATGGTAATTGATTCGTTCACTTGTTCATTGAAGATTGCCGCCCAATCCCAACGTTCCCACCATTGACTTTCAAATAATTCCGGCGAGCGATCTGGGGTTACTGTATCCGGAACCAAATAAAGATTTGACCCGGCAAGCGTATCATGCGGAAAATCTTCAAGCAACATCGATCTAATCAGCCGCATAGAATCGCAAGCATTCGGGCCATAAGCAACAAACGCTATAC